ATCAGCAGCAATCTTAGCTGTTGTTACATTTGAATCTGCTATCTTAGCTGTAGTTACATTGCTGTCAGCTATTTTTGCTGTGGTAACATTACTATCTGCGATTTTAGCAGTAGTTACATTTGAGTTTGCAATTTTAGCAGTTGTAATTTGTGAGTCTGCAATGTGAGCTGTGTCTATTGAACCATCCACATAGTGTTCTGAATTTATACTATCATCTGCAATCTTAGAACCATTAACTGAGTCTGCACCTAGTTTAGCATTAGTTACAGCAGCATCATTAATCTTTGCAGTAGTAACTGCACTATCAGCAATCTTGATTGTAGTAACAGAACCATCTGCTAAAGTAGCAGTAGCAATTACACCTGTTGGTAAAGAATTATTTGTTTTAGATAATGCACCAATATAAACATTTGATATAGCTTCATTTGATAATGAACCACTATCCCAAGTTACATTGATTGTAGTATTAGTTGAAAAAGATGAAGAACTAATTGTACCATAAATTGTACCAGGTGTAGCAGCAGTTAATTTTATTCTTCTGCCTTCATGGTAAATTGGAGTAACATCAACACCAGCTATTGTAAAAGAAGTAGCTGATGCGTAAGCAGCAGTATAAGCTGCATCTCCATCACCATACTCTACCCATTGAGAATCATTAAACCATTCTCTAGTATTTTTCATTAATGCTCTAATGGCATTGTTTAAGTTTGATGGTAGCATCCCTTCTGCAACTGAGATACCATTTAAGTCTGAATTATTTATCTGTGTTGTTGAGTAATCTTTTATTCCTGCCACTTTAATCTCCTATAAACCAAGCATAAGCTTTATTGTTCTCTTGGTTCTTTTCATTTACTAATGTATTAATTGCTTCTTCAATCTGTCTTTGAAAGAACTCTTGAGTTTCGAAACTATATCTAACGTTATCTATATCAGTTTTGTCTGTCATCTCAAGCCAATTCTTGAAGCAATTATATCAACTCCTTGTGCATGAGTCCAAACTGATCCACTTGGAGTTACTATTTTAAATCTAAAATAACGACCTGATTGCCTAACAGGGTTATCTCCACTAGCAACCATACTAGATAATGAAGATTCTGTAGGTGTATCTGCTAATCTTTCTCTACTTTTTACAGTAACAGATGATGTTGCATCTATAATAGGTCTAATATTAGTTATACTACTTCTGTGTCCTTGAAACAACTCCATTTCTCTAGTTTCTATTGTTCCTTGATTTTCAGTACCAGAAAAAATAGCAGCTTTATAATCACTATCAATAGCACCTAAAAATAATTGTCCACCAGACCAAAAATCTGTATCTAATGCAATATTGATTTGGTCTAAGTTTTCAGAAATAATATCCATTAACTCTACTGTGTATGCTCCTACAAACTGAGAAAATATTGTACTAGCACTTGCATCTGCTGTACTCCATTTTTGTGTAGCATAATTATAAATTAATATCTTTTCTGCACCAATTGAGATAACTTGGTCTCCATTAATTTCAAAAAAACCATCATCAGCATAAAAGAATACCCTTCTATTATCTTGGCAAACTGTTCTTCCATATACAGCTCCTCTATTAGGTGAAATTACTGACAATCTAAATACTGTTGCTCCACCGACATAGTCCATACGAATTATTTGATTTTGCCTAAATACATAACCAATCTCTCCAGAAGTTATATGTACTATTTCTCCACCTGAACCTGGAAGGTCTTGCAAGTCTGATTGTTTAGTTCCAGCAGCCCAAGTTGCAATATCATTAATACCTGACCATTGAATTCTGTTTTGTGCATTTGTATGATTTCCTGTAACTAAAAAATCTCTAATGACACCACTTACTCTAAATGTTGGTAATGTTCCTGATGTTACAATACTAGATAAGTCTGCAAAGTTAGTAGATGTTCCCATTAAATAATATTGAGGTGCATCTATACCATTACTTGCAATTACATAATTACCAAATTGTGTGAATGTCCAAAAATCTGTATTGCCACCTGTTAAAGATCCTTTTCTTGAAGTAAAAGCTCCACCAGTTAATTCATACAAATCAGTATTTTTTGCAACAAAGTTATAAACATTACCTGAATTATCTCTAAATGAACCAGCACCTCTACTATCCTCACCAATATTATTTGTTGAATAATTAACTAATGAAGGAAATCGTTTGTAAGAATTTTGTGCATAATAAACATTGTTAGCAGTATTCGCACCTGGATTTAAATATTCAGGTTGATCTGGTAGCCATTCTCCAAAAGGTATTTGCATTATTCTCCTATTGGTTATTATTTGTTACTGCAACAAAGTTATCATTAAATGAACCTGCAACAGTTACATCACCTCTTTGTTGTAATGGTGCATTTCCATATTGATCTTCTCTATCATTTCTCTCTAATCTTTCCATAGCAGTTGAATACATTCCTTGCCATTGTTGAAGTCTTTGAGGATCTACACCTCCTAAAAAATTAGCAGCATGATATAATGAACCATATAAATAAATAGCAGGATGATTATTTAAGATATAATTTGTAGTATTAGAATCTGATAGTGCATCAAATTCTTTATAATAATTTATTGTTGCAGTATAAGAACTTGCAGGAGTTGGAGCAAATCTAAAATTATCTCCAATAATAGTAAAAGTAGAAGGTTGTCCAGAAGTCGAACTTCCTTTAATTTGATCCATTTGTGCAGGAGTAATATATTTTAAAGCATACTTAGTTCCACCATTTACAATATACATATCTCTTAATTGTAAAAATCCTGTAGGAAGTGCAACTGTTTCTGCATCAATAGTAAATGAACTATCGGTCGTAATCATTTTTCTAATTCTTAATTTAGAATTAAAATCTTTTTCAGTAAGTACAATAAAATCTTCTGATATTTCTGATGTTAAATCGGATCTGTTTAACCAGTTAGCAATTGATGTTTTTAAATCTGAATATGTTGCTAGTGCCATTATAATTTTCCTTCAGCAGTTCTAAAATATCTAAATTCGCTGCTATTTAATTTTTTCTTTAATATTTTTTTTTGAACTTCTGGTGGTAGTCCAAACCAATTACTATCACCATTATACTCATTTGCCCAGACACTTAAAGCAATAGTTGGAATACTGGCTACTCTTTTCAAATCTCTTGATTTAGAATAGCCATCATTCATATTTAGCAATTCTTTGTTATGCTTTAGGTGTGAATCAATATTAACTTCTTCTTTAACTGCAATTTTACCTTCCATGTCATCTTTCATGTAGGTTGTTTTTTGCAATCCATCTAAAATTATATCTTTTTTCATTTGCCTTGACCTTTATATCTTTTTTGTTTCTTCTGTCTTTTCTCTGATTTATTCAGAGATTTTTTGTGTTGTCTTGCACCTCTTTTTTTAGGCTTATCTCTTGGTATAAAATGGGTAAACTTTTGTTTAGCCATTAGCTAGACATTTCAGTAACTGAAACATTTGCAGTACCGATAGCAGCCATTTTCTCACCAGGCGAAACTTTAAAAATTTCAGGTTGGTCAACAGGTAAAAATATATCGTTAGCAGTTGCAGTTGGTGAACCACCAAAAACAATATGCACATCAGCATCAGCAGCTACTCTAACATATTCAGTTTGTGAACCAAATGCAGTTCCAGTTGCAACAGATGAACCTGATGGTGAAAGTTTTTGTGTAGTTCCAGGTCTTAATCCATAATTAAAACTCATAGTTTTTCTCCTAATTAATTAGGGGGAAATACCGCTAGGCAAGATCCCCCATGTGTTTATTATCTTCTTATAACAAAAGTTACAACTGCTTTTGAAGTATTAGTTGATCCACCATCAGTAATCATTTCGATAGATCCACCTTCAGTTACAGTATTTGCACCAGTTGGTTCAGCTGTGTCTATTGCACCAGCAGAGCCTGAAGCTACGATAGAAATTCCACCGCCAGTAACTGCTGTTCCACCGATTTCAAAAGAAAGTGCGGCAGTACCAGTAATAGTTGCTTGATTAGCAGAAAGAATTTTTATAATTTTTCCGCCATCAGGTACAGCAACAAAAGTTGATGAAGCTGTTGATACATCTTCAATTTCAGCTGTTATAAAATAGTCGTTTAATGTTCTCATTTTTTATCCTTTTTATTTGCTTCGTTCCGACTTTAAATAAATCTTCAAAGACCAAACAAAATTGTTGATTAAATATGATGGGGGATTTCTCCCCCACCACAAATTATTTATTATGAAGTAGTTAAGTCTGTAACCATTCCACTTGCTTTTTCATTTCTTGACTCAAGAGTGTACTCAGCAACCATAAATCTCTGATCTGCGTCAGCAGTCTGAGCTGGAGTTTGCAAAGCAAAATCTCTTAAGAAAGAAACTGCCCAGTAGTCCATCTCTAATATAAGAGCATCTTGACCTACTTTAGCAGCAGTAGCATTAGCACCTCTAATGAATCTGTTTGGAGCTACTTGCATAGTTCCGAAATCTGACTCATATACATCAATAGAAGTAATTAATCTTCTATCTTCAGCAGCGTCAAATCTTGTAGATCCACCAGTAAAGCCTGATAGTTTTTGTTTATTGAAAGCACCAACCATAATCATGTTAGGGTTTCCGCCTTCATTG